ATGTTGACCGACATTGCTGTAAAACGCCTGAAACCCCAAGAGAAACCCTACAGAAAGGCCGACTCAGGAGGTCTGGCCATCAGGGTCTTACCCAACGGGTCGAAACTCTGGCAGTTCCGATACAGGGTAGGCGGCAAAGAGAATACCCTATCAATCGGGCCATATCCAGAGGTTTCTCTGGCACAGGCACGGGCCGCCCGTGATAAGGCAAAGGGCGAACTCAGGGCCAATCGTGACCCGAACATTACCAGAAAACAGGAGAAGGCCGCCGCCGCTGGGGTAAAGAACCGTCTCCAGAGTGTCGGGGAAGACTGGTTAAAGGCGAATATGGGGCGGTGGACGCCAAAACATGGTGGTCAAGTGCGCTCCACTCTTGAGCAGTTTGTGTGGCCGAAGTTGGGGAATATCCCGGTAGCAGAGATCACGCCCCCCATGATTCTGGCGGTCGTCAGGGACATTGAGAAACGGGCCGCCATCGAGACCAGTAGAAGAGTGCTGCAGCGCATCAGTGCTGTCTTCATACATGCTGTTGCTCATGGCCTGACAGACAGTAATCCGGCAGCAAATCTCAAGAGCGTTCTGGCCCCGGTTGTGCACCAGAGGCGGCCAGCCATCACGGAGCTGCCTAGGTTGTATCAGTTATTCGCAGATGTGGAGAGTATGCCTGCCAGGCCAACCACGCTGCTGGCCCTGCGCTTTCTGGCCCTGACCGGGGTCAGGCCGGGAGAGGTTTGCGGGGCTCTCTGGAGCGAGATTGACGGAGACATCTGGAATATCCCGGCCCAGCGCATGAAGATGAAGCGGGCTCATGTGGTGCCGTTATCACGGCAGGCCTTGGAGGTTCTGGCGGTATTGAGAGAGCTGACAGGGAACGCCCCGTACCTGTTCCCCTCCCAGCACAACGTGAATAGGCCCCTATCAGGGAACGCCCTGGGCTATTGCCTCAATAGAGCCGGGTATCAGGGTATTCACTGCCCGCACGGGTTCAGGTCGTCACTCTCCACAATAATGAACAGCCGCCGCCCACAGGACGGGGCCTTCATTGAGCTGATCCTGGCCCACGAAAAAAACGACAAAATAGCCGCCGCCTATAATAGGGCGCAGCACATAGAGGAACGCCGGGGCATCCTTCAGGAGTGGGCCGACCTCATCTGTGAGGGAATAGGCAGCCCCCGCCACCTGTTAGAGGTGAGGGCGAGGTGATTTGCCCTCCATCGCCCTGCACTCCGCCCGCTCATTCCCGTAGTCTGTCAGGAACACGGGAACCTCCCGTAGATCGGGATGTGCCCGCAGCTCCGCAGCCAGGGCCTCCTGTTCCTGCGGACTGTACTGCACCAGCGGCGGGCAGATGAGCCGGACGGGAGCGGGGGTGCAGCCTCCGAGTAGGGAGGCCATGAACGCCGCCAAGAGGGCCGTCCCTGCCAAATGGAGAGTTGTGTTTCTCTTCCGCATCAGAATCTCCCCTTGTCCAGCGTCCCCAGCAGTTCATTATTACTGCGGATGCCGTTCGTGCGGGCACTGACGGCCCGCTGGGAGGCGGCGGCTTCCTCATTGGCCGTGACTACATCCTGCCGCTCAGACTGCACACGGGAGGCGTTCCGGCCAGCCCGGTAGCAGAACCAGATCAGGCCGATGATGAAGGAAAGGGCGGCAATGATGATGCCGCCCCAGAAATAGAGATCCATGGTCCATCTTTCAGGTGATTTCCATGAGTGAATCACTTTGGCCTTTTCGGCAGTCTTTTTGTGAGTTTCCCGCCGATAAAGGGGGTGATTCACCTTGGTGTTTGCAGGATGGTTTATGCCGCCGGGCCGTTCTGGGATGCTTGGACGGCCTTCTTCTTCACGGCGGCCAGTACGTCCCTGACACCCCCTTCCACTTCGGATAGTCCACTCTCGACACGGCTGATGCCAGCGAAGAGGGCGGAGGTGTCAAAGCGGTCTGCCAGAAGGGGAGCAGCCTCGTCGGCAATACCGCCAAGGATGGTGGAGGCCAGATGCAGGCGTGTTTTGGTTTTCACGCTCTCGGCATCGCCCATCGCCCCCTCGATGAGGGAGAACAGGCTGTCAACGACGGAAGAGGCGGTGTTATTTTCAGACATGATGATTTCCTTTTCTGTGAGGGATGGGATGCCCGGGTTCAGTCAACCGGCCTTGTTCTGGCCCGGTTTGATGTGATTGGCGGCCCAGCCGATGTTGAGGGCCAGAGCAGAGATGACCCGGTAGGGGAGCACCCAGCGGGAGCCAGCAGCGGGCGGCCGGACAAACACGGTCACCAGATTGCAGGCCACGATGGCGGAGGCGGCGTAGGGCCACCATGCCGCCGGGAGTGTGTTGAGAAGGGTATCGAAATCCATTTCTGTCTCCAGACATGAAAAAGCCGCCCGGAGGCGGCTGGTTGAAGGGTCAGTCTTCGATGCGGGATGGGAGCTTCGGCCAATGCCCATAGATGCGCTGGCTGGCTGCCAGCTCTTTCAGAGCCTCTAGATAGGCCCTCGTCTGTGGGCCGCCACGGTTCTGGAGATCCACCAGTACCAGAGCCGGATATTTCCGCATTTCGTTCTGCGCATCCGTACTGATCTGGCGCTGCCCTGTCGTGTAAATCTGATCGGTGTCGGTCGGGTCGCCCAGGTTGATGAAATCCCCATTCCCAGCGTTAACGATCTGATCTGCCATTTACTGTCCTTTCAAAAATCCGATGATGACAAAGGTCATGAACTCGGTCGTCCAGCCCGGCCAACCGCCGGGATGGCGGTAGGTGAGGCCTGTTTTCGTGACGGAAACCCAGCCCGGGGATCCTCCGGGGCTCCCGTCATAAGGGGCGGTTCCTGAGCCGCTCTGGAAATCAGAGGCGTTCAGGTCGGCCCCCTGCACCCGGACGTATGGAACGTCCAGAAACTCGATCCCGTCAGGGAAGGTGATGCTGCCCTGATTGCCCGCTCCGCCACCAGAACGGACCGTCATGAACAGGACGGTCGGCTGCTTTTTCTTGAAGCCCGTCCCGTCATCGTAATATCCGATCACATTGCTGGCCGTGGTGTCGCCTGACGGTGCCCCCGTTCCCCCGCCAGAGGGTAGGGCCGCCACCGTCTTCTCAACCGCTCCGACCCGGTTGCTGAGAGCTGCATCCGCATCAGAGCGGGCCTGCGCCTCTGCTTTCAGGGCGTCCTGCGATGCCAGACCGGAGATCCGCTGTGAGAGCGCATCATCGGCATCCTGCCGCTCGCTCTTCTCAGACGAGATCGCCTGCGTCAGGGCCGTGGTTGTGGCATAGGCAGATAGGTCTGGCGTTTTCCCTCCACCGAGGGAAGACACAGGGAACAGCCCCGCATATCCGTCCTGCATACCCAGTACCGTATCTTCAGGCTGAGGTGTGTTCAGGGAAGGCAGGCTGCCAATGCTGACACGGCCGTCTTCTGTCGTGACTGTCTGGCTGCTCATAGTGTGAGTATCCTCCCATCTGGCAGGGTGAGATTGGCGGGTTGCACCTTGGCCCCATCGGGCGGGGTCAGGCTGGCCCGCACGCCATCCACGGATCCACCATCATCCAGAACCGTGACCTGCACGGTGCGGACGTACCGGCGGCCCGTGCTGGTCTCCAGTGTCAGGGTGATGGCCTGCTGCCCCACCGTGCCGCCCTGTAGCCCGATTGTGGCCCTGTCAGGGGCAAGGGCAGACCAGAGGAGGGTCAGGCCGGTACTGTCCGGCACGTCCACGGTCAGGCGGATGACGGTCTCACCCTGATCGCAGCAGAAGGGGGCCAGATAGAGCGAGTAATCCAGCGCATCGCCCCGGTTTTTGGCTGGCCACCCCTGAATTGTGGCCATCTGTGCCGGATAGAGCGACCGGGTGGCGCAGGGCGTCACGATGCCCTCGCTGTGCCCTGTGACGGGGCCGGGGGCAATGTGGCGGCAACCTGATCGACCAGCGAGCCGTAAGGGTTCTGGCCGTTTTCATACTCAGTGATGGCCGTCATCATTTTCCCGATCAGGGATGAGGTAGCAGGACCGAGATCGGCAGATGCTTTCACTCCCATTTTCCTGGCGACAAACTGGGCATAGGCAGACGTGTCGTTTTCGTTGGGGGGTGCCCATTTCGCAATGATGGCATTTACGGTCCTGAGCCTGTCACGGTTCATGAACAGGCACAGCTGGTCACGCAGGGCATCCAGCCCCGCTTCTGGCGTGGGGAAGCGGGCGAAGCGGGGCGTGATGCCCGGGCCAGCAGGCTCCAGAACGGCGCCGGGCTGATGGGCGAAGTTGAGGTTGCCGGGGTTGTTGTTGCGGATGCCACGGGGCAGCCGTGTGGGTGTCTGGGCCATGTCAGCCTCCGAAGAAGTGGGGGTATAGGGTGTGGACAAGCTCATAAAGGCCGTATGCGATGGAACCGCCGACAGCACCGCCGCCCGTGATGGCGACATACAGGGCACGGGAACGCCCGGAATTGATCTGGGCAATATCCTTCTGGATGGCGGCGATACCGGCGTTCTGTTCCCGTGACAGGGTCGCAGTGCAATCTGTCAGCTTGTCTGCCAGACTGTCGATCTTGTTGCTGAGCTTGGTGAGGTCTTCATCATGACGTTCCTGCACCGCTTCGAGTGCGGCCACACGTTCATGAAGAGACAGGCTGGCCGGGGTGATCCCCGGCGTGTTGTCGTTCATCGCTTCCTCCAGGTATAAAAAAACCGCCTCATGGGCGGTTGTTTGTTGTTTCGCCTGTCTGGCGGATCAGGTGGTCGGATCAGCCGGAGCTGTAGGCAGTGTGGCGCTTGCGGTGTCCGTGCCGTTGCTGATGGCCTGCAATGCCTGAACATAGGCTCGCATTTTGGGGCCAAAGGTTTCCCCCATTGCCACCGCCATGGCCGCCTGCTGCTGCACCCTCTGCATGGCCGCCGCTGCCTGATCTTTCAGGGGCGGTGTATAAACAGGCTGTGGACAGGGCACGATCTGTCCCTCAGGGGTGATGCCCAGATTGCTGATGTTGCCGGGGCTGACCATCGGCGGCCATGCACTGTCACTCATTCCCTGAATCTGCACAGACGCATAATCACTGGTCTGTGGCGGCGGAGGATTGTCACTGTCGTAACGGTCCCAACCGACGATCTGTCGGGTCTGCTGTGGGTTGGCGTCGGCTTTGACAATGACGGTATAGATGATGGTGGGCATTAAGTAGCTCCGATTGCGATATAGTAGATGGTGCAGGGTGTGGTTTCGTTGACGATCCCGCTGCCGTTCCAGTAGTTCAGTGACAGCTGAAAACCGTTACGGTTCGGCGAGCCGGATATCTGAGGAAACCTGATGCGCCCGGAGCCACCGTCTGTCCCGCAGACGACGACAGTGACATTGTCGTCTGTGTAAGCCTGCGGGAACTGAACCAGTGTCCCGTGGACGACGTTCTGGGCCACCCCGTATTTGATCGGGGACAGTCCGTTTTTCAGCAGGAATTGAGAATAATCCAGTGTCAGGGCTGTTTTATAGATTGGAGCCTCTCGATCACCGAGCAGCATCAGGACAGAGTTGTCCGCCCCGTTGAGATGAATCGCAAAAACCGGTTTGTCTTGCGGCCCCATCCATGCGGTGCCAGACACGAATTCCGTAAGATCCGTTTTCAGGGCGACATTCTCAGGAATGTGCGCCGCTTTCCCGGGCGGCAGTTCCAGGGTGACGGGCGTGACGTTTCCGTTTTCGTCCTGACCGAGTACGGTGGCCGTGCTGGGCTGGCCCGGCGTGACGGGTGTCTGTGATACGAGTTTCATTCAGAACCTCAGCAGAAGAGAGAGAATTTGTTGAGAAGCAATCCGTTTTTTCCAGAAACGGATAGGGCCATCCCGAACGCATCGTCTGGCGGCAGGATCAGGCTGGAGAGGTAGACCTGACTGTTGATGATGATTTCGACCGTGCTGGCGTCGAACAGGATGGAAACGCTGTACAGAAGGGCAGCGGGGAGAGGGGCGGTCCGGTCCCTGACCCATTCAGCCTGCATCTCGACCTGATTCTCGGACGGAACCGGGCCAGACCCGGACCGGGCACGGGAGAGCGTGACCGTGCGCTTCTGCATGTCGAAGGTCAGGGCCGTCTGGTTGTCAGCTTTCCCGCCAGCGCAGAACGTGAATGTCACGCTGTCAGGGAAGTCGGTCCCCGTCAGGGGGAGGAAGGAAAAATCCACCCGCCAGCACACGCCCGGGTTGGTGATGCCGGGCGACCATGAGGCAGAGGGGGCGAGCCGGATGTTCTGATAGTCGGTGGCAGTCTCATACGCTTTCTCCTGTGCCTCAAGAAAGTCCATTCTCAGCCCGTAGCCGTCCGCCTCCCGGGCGAGGCCGAGCTTTGTCACTACCGTCTGGTTCCCGAGGAACCCCTTTGTCGGCAGCTTCCCGGCATAGGTCCAGTTCCCCATCCACGCCCAGCAGTACACGTCTCCGTCATGCGGGGAGAGGGCCTGAGCGTAAAAATCATGCCCGTGATTGATGAGCCGGGGCGTGGGACTGTCCGGCGTGAACGATTTCCCGTTCCATGTTCCGATCAGATAGCCGCAGGTAGAATATGGCTGGCCGTCCCACGTTTTCAGGGAGAAGGCTAGCAGCCATTTCCTCGTGCCGTCATCCGCCGTCATGGGCAGGAGGTCGGGCGTCTCGATCTGTTGCCAGTCTGACAGGTCGATCAGGGACAGGAACGTCCAGTTTTTCGTGTCTGGAGAGCCGTAGAAGGCGATGCCTCGTCCTACGGTCAGCTTCATGACCCACTGGCCAGACACGTCATCCCAGTCCACGCGGGGATCTCTGAAGTCCATGCCCGGCGCATGGACGATGTCGCCCTCCTCGGGGTTGTTCAGGACGATGCCGTCATAGACAGGTGCCAGACCGAGGGCAGGGGCGATGAAGCGGGCCTGTGACTGGTCAGGGTGCCCCGGATCACCGGCAGGGACGGAAACGATGTAGATCACGGCTCCTGCGCCGTACCCTGCTGTCCCATGTTCATCTATGAACGCACAGCCGCCCCACATGTCCGGGGCGGGGAGGTCCGCCGTATAGAAGGGGATGCGGTTGACAATCCATGTATTCAGGTCCGGTGATACCACTTCAAGCCATGTTCTGAGGCCGTTGTCGTAATTGTCGAATGTCAGAACCCATGCCCGGAATAATCCGACGTTGCCGTCCCAGATAAATCTGGTCGGGTCGTTAACCCACGGGCGCAGGTCCTCTTTTTCATTGCCTAGGCTGCCGATCAGGCTGCCGGGTAAAGAATAGGATTCAGTCAATTCATGACGAGGATTGTACGGCTCCGCGGTGACGTGCAGGGCTGGCAGGTATCGGGATGCCGCCTGCCCCTGCCCGGAGCGTATGAGATCACCCAGGCTGGTCTCCGCGTTCCAGATGGCGGTCATAAGGTAACTCCAAATTTTCTCAGGGCAACGGCCACTTTCTGCTGAAAACGTGCATCTTTCTGACGGGTGCTAGCCCACTGCTGCCGCTGGAGCAGTTTTGCCGTCAGTTCCAGCTTTTCATTCAGGAAGAAGGCGTCTCCGTACCTGTCCAGTGTCACGCCCTGAAGCGAGGTGGGGAAAGGTGACGTCCCGCTGCCGCCACCTCCGCCATTCTGGATGGCCTTCTGGAAGGAAGGGAGGTCCAGCTTCATCCATGTAGGGTTGCCTGCGCCGGGGGCAGTGCTGTTCTGGTCCTGCAGGGAGATCCAGTAAACGGCGGCGTCTGTTCCGTCGCAGACGATGGACCCTTTCCTGTAGGCGGAAGGAGACTGCGCCACCTCCTGCGAGAACTGTCCCAGATAGCCCGCCTGCATCATGCGGCGATACAGGGCGGCGGTCATGTTCAGGGAAATCAGGTCTCCGCTCTGGAAGGGTAGCGGTGTCGTGCCTTCCTGTCCCCGCCAGACGGTGAAGGTGTCGCCATTGCGCTGCACGCAGTAGACAATCTCATAATGTCGGCTGTTGCTGGCGGAGACGAGCGTCAGGGCGATGGCATCCCCCGGTGCCGCTGGGCTGGGGAACTCCGCCCCCGTGCCGCTGGCAGCGATGAGGGTCGTATCGCCGACAGTGATGTTGCGGGCCAGTATGGTCCGCACACGATTGGAAAACTGGAACATCACCGGCCTTCTTTCACATTGTAGGAATAGGTTGGCGGGACTGACAGAACGTCCCGCTGGATGAGGACGGGCAGGGCGGCGATGAGCGTGCCGTCCGCCAGCCCGGCGGTGACCGTGATGGTCACGGTGCGGCCTACGGCTGTGATGCTGACGGGCAGCGTGCCACTGAACCGCCACGCATGGCCCTGCTCCCCGGTCAGGAAGCGCATGACACGCTTCTTCAGCCATGGGATGGAGAACTGGCAGCCGTCCCCTTTGTGGTAATTCCACGTCAAGGCACGCTTGAAGATGTCGTCAGACACGAAGGTGCCTCCAGTGGTCATGAAGGTGTCCGTGTCATCGATGGCCAGGGCATTGAGCAACGCCGTGTCGATGGCCCCGCTGGCATCTGCCAGATCGACATAGCCGATGCGGTACCGTCGCTGGCCATAGAGGCAGTAGGCGGCGTAATCCAGCAGGCCTCCCGTGATGCTGGAGCGCATGTAGAGGGGCAGGATGTGGTCATCCATCCATGTCAGCGTGCCCTGCGCCATGAGGTTGTATGCTTCGAACAGGGCCACGATGTCGGCATCATCGCTGAACTGCTGGTACGGATAGGCGGGAGCTGTCAGTTCTGTGGCCATGTCACTCCCTCACGAGGCTGATCTGGTCCGGGCTGGTGACGAGGTAGCTCTGCGGGTCGCAGGCGATGATGACGCTGTCCGCCGCCGGGCTGGCCAGCACGTCATCAAGGAACACGTCAAAGCGCAGGCTGGAGATGACCGCTCCCGGCATGATCTGGAGCAGCGTGGCCTCCACGATCGTGCCCAGCTGGAGGGTGGAGAGGGGTGCCCCCATCGTCAGGCCGTTGATGTAATTGGAAAGTGGCGGCCCGCATATCTGGGTCGCCGTCGCATCATCTACGACATTGCCGGAGGTGATGCCCCAGTGGGCCACCAGCCTCACCTTCTGCTGGAGGGGCCGGATGAAGCGGATAGGGTAGCTGTCCACGCCATCAATGGCCACGGCCTCCATGTTGCGGGGGTTGGTTTCCATAATGCCATCGCCGGAATGCTGCGGGGCACTGGTGGTGTCCACCGGGATGGAGAAGCGGCCGGCATCCAGCACGGTGGCGGTGAATGTGCCGTTGATGGCCGTTGCTCCGTTCTCCCCGCTGATGGTGACCTGCTGGCCGTCCGTCAGGCCGTGCGTCAGTGTGGTCGTGATGACGCAGGGATTGCCATTCGTGATGCTGGCGATGGTGTTCGTGCTGCCCTGAAGGCTGACCAGATCGAAGCAGCTTTCATAGATGGCCCCGGCAATCTGGGCCGGGTCACCGCCATCCACCATGACGCTGTAGCCTGCTCCGGAGGTGAGGGACACGCCGATGGAGCGGGGGATCACGTTCGGCACGTTCAGCAGGCGGGAGCGGATGAAGCCCGGCGTGCCCTGCACGGTACGCATCCCGGTCTGGAGGATGCGGGCACGATAGGCACTGTCCGTCTCGGCCCCTGTGCCCGGTGTGCCCTTCTGCGGGTTGGTGACGGTGAGGTGCGTGCCTTCCTTCGTGCCAGTCACGACTGTGGTGATGCTGTTCTCCGGGATGATGGTCGTGCCCGGCGTGGTGGAGAGGACATAGATGTTCACCAGCACGCCGCCGGAGGGAATGGTGGCGCCTTCCTGTGTCTCATAGGTGTAGATGCCGTCCGAGACCTGAAAGCCGGATGCCAGATACAGGCCCGGCGGCCCCGTGAATGTGACGTAGGCGGAGGGATTGGCTCCAGCCCCTCTTTTGACGCCATAGACCTCCCCGAATTCATCCAGCAGGGAGGGCGTGGCGTTCAGGGGGGAGATGCTGTTGATGGTGTCCACCTTTGCCTGGTCGATCTGGGCGAGGGCACCGATGGCTGTGCTGGCCATGTCCTCCACCAGAGAGCCGGGGAGGTTGGTGGTCACGCCCGGGCTGAGCTGCGTGGCAAGCTGGACGAGCTGATCCCGCAGGGTCTGCGGGGCTGTGGGTTGGACGCCGCTGTTCTGTAATGTGGTCAGCAGGCCGGGATACTGGTCTTCCAGCAGGGCAATCTGGGCGGTGCTGATGTCGATGGTCGCCATGGGGATCTCCGGGCATGAAAAAACCCGCCGGAAGGGCGGGCAGCATGGGGAACGGCAGGGTGCGGCTGGTCAGCTCCACGGCCCTGTCTGGCTGTAATCCTGACTGAAGGACTGTCGGGCACTGGAATGGAGCGTGCCATCATTGAGAAGGATGGAAATGTCGTACACGGGGTCCGCTCCGTCGCCGCCATTCCTCCGGGTGATCTGGAGGCTGGGGAAGATGTCCCGGAAGCGGCGTTGGGTGAGGTTCAGGTAATAGTCGGGCCAGACACGGGAGACGAGGGTCTGCTGCACGGGGATGCCCCAGTCCGCCCAGAAGGGGCTTTCGCCAAGCTGGAGCAGCAGGGCGTTCTGGAGCCATGCAATGTTGCCCTGGTCGCTGGATGTTGGCTTCCATACCCGGCTGCCATCCGGCTGGTGAACACGGGTCCATACGCGCATCGGGTGTTCCTTTCGTTTTCTGGGCAATAAAAAACCCTCCCGGTGAGGGGAGGGTTGAAGCCCCGCATGGGCGGGACTCTTCTGAAGGATGAGCACGGATCATCTAACCGCAGAAGCGGGATTCATTTCTTCCCAAAAGCAACTTTTACTACATTACTCTCTGACTTCGTAGGAGCTGTTCCGGTCTTCTCTGTCGTCCGGCGGAGGGAAGCAAGTTCCACAATATTGGAGGCTTGTTCTCCCTGTGAGAGATAACCTTCCTCCAGTCCTAGCATTCCCTCAAGATCGTTGACACCAAACCCGAAAGCCTTCTGTATCCCTGACAACGGCATGACATTCTCACGCACGAGCAGCTCAATGGACCGCCGCAGCAGGCGGGGCCGTTCCGGAGCAAGCGCACCATCACCCGGCTCGGCACGCCGTCCCCAGCGTACTGAACGCTGTCGGAAGAGTTGGCTCACCCTGTCCTCACTGACTATCTCAAGAGCCTTCAGCCGCATCAGTATGGCCGCAGCAGACACGCCCCACTTCCTTTTTAGCAGCAGAAGTTCATCCCATGTCGGGCAGATGGAAACCTCCCGGGCTATGCTCTCGGCTGGCAGCAGCAACGCCCCGGCAAACTTGTGTGCCTGCTCCTCACCGATCGCATAACACTTCCCCTGCATCTCTGCCGATACATGTCGGTGAAGACAAAGATGGCCTATCTCATGGGCCAGATCAAAACGGCTGCGATACCCGTTCGCTTTGTCGGATGACAGGAAAACAAGCGGACGCTCCAGGCGGGAACTCCAGCTGGAAAGGCCTTCAATGGTCGCTATGCCGGTTTCTTCCCGCAGGAGGATGATGCCTGCACCTTCTGCGGCCAGTGAGAGGTCCTGAATCGGGCCTTTGCCTAGCTTCCACATGGAGCGGCACTGCGCAGCGGCTTCCTCGATATCATCATCCGTAATCTCCGCCGGGTTGGAGAACCGCAGCTGGGGGATGTTCACCTCAGGAAAGTCCAAATAGTCCTGAAGCTGCTCAGCCACCTCTTCCGCCCATTCCAGGCGGCCCTGAAGCATCTCACGGCCACGCTTGAGCGCACTCGCGTTGCTCCTGAAACAGGCCTTGCTAAGCCCCGTCTTATATTCCGTCAGAAATATCTCAGGTCGCACGTTAAGGAGCTCGGATAGCTTCTCGACAGTTTCCATACTGGGAAACTGCTTGCCGTTATACCACTTGCTGATGGTCGCTTTGCTTACATTGGCGAGGGTGGCCAGCTGTAATTGTGTCAGCCTGCGGACACGCAGCACCTGCCGCAACCGCTCTGCCTGAAACCCCTGTAAACCATTGCGTGACATCATCTCACTCGCTTTGTTTCTGTTGCCTTGCGACAGCTTCTTTCAGCCTGGGCAGCGCATTGTCCGGCTGAGGAGCATGGCCAGCTTCATATTTGCTCAGCAACTCTTCCAGCCCGATCTTAAATAGATTTCCCCTGCCATCTGAGTGGGGAACGATCACCTGTATACCACTAGGATACGGACCGTCGCTCTCATATCTCACCTCAAACCAAACTGTAAGGCGTTCCATGATAGATGGTGTTTCAAAAAACTCACTTTGATTCCAAAGAGCAAGCGGTTTGTTATATTGGGCTAGAGCAGTTCTTTGCTTGCTAAAACGTGGCTTCTGGTTCTTGCTACCCTTTACGAAGGTTAACAATACGTTGTTAACACGACCGGTAACAATGCGGTCAGCGGCAGGTATCTTCTTAACCGCACCATGCTTTCTGAGCACATCCTCAAAATACCGTGCAGTTTGAAAGTGCCGTTCTTGGCCCAATGCCGAAGCTTTATCTTCCGGACGGTACCGTTTTTTCCCGATCGTCGTATGACTTTCTTCAGCCGCTGCTTTGAAGGCCTCCCGCACATCAAGGAGGAATTCTTGCGGTAGCTGCTCTTTTAGAGCATCCCGCGCAAGGGTACCATCTTCTTTGTTAAACAACATCATAGTTGTCCTTTTTCAAACATCATAGTTTTCCTTTTTCAGCAGAATCATATGCCTTCCAGATGCAGGTTTCGCATAACGTAACAATAGCCTCAAAATGTTTCGTTTAAAAGTGGTACCCTTCTATCTTAGGTTGAAAATAGCATTTTTCATTTGCCATGATGCGGTGGTGGCGCAGCATCAAACTCATCCGGTGAGGGGTGGAGGCGGAGAAGCCGGACCCTAAATAACCCCACCTGTCGGGGCACCATTGTTGCCGTTGCTGTGTTCATGCGTCTTGTACGGCTGGCCGTTGATGACCAGTTCCCCGCTGATCTCCACCCGACCGCCGGAGAGGGTCACAGTGGCGGAGCCGGTGGAGAGGGTCACGCCATCCTTTGTCAGCGTGACGGTGCTGGAGCCGTTGAGGCGGTCGGTGATCTGCACGCCTGCCACGCCGTACATGTGCAGCGTATCATTATCCAGAGCCTCCCACTGGGCGTTGCTGAGCGGCAGGAAGACGCAGGCAGAAAGGTTGGGGCTGCTGTCATTCAGAGCAGGGCGGCGTGATCCCAGGCCCGTCATCTGGCCCAGAGAGACATCAGCACTGATGACCAGCCCCTTGCATCCGGGCTGGATGGGGGTGCGGACATACTCGCTTTCTGCAATCGGTACGTTCAGCGGGGGCAGGGCGGGGTTGCAGTCCACCTCGGGGCGGACCGTCACGATGCGGCCCTGCACGGCGGTGACGCTGGCAGGGAGTGCCCGGCCTCTATGCTCATCCATCAGGGCGGCCTGACGCCGGGCCAGATGGGAGAGCCAGTCAGCGGGTGGGGTTTTGCGGAATGATGTCATGACTTTTTCCCTGTAGCGGCAGGAACACAAAAGAAGGTGCTGGCCCACTGGCGGCCATCCGTGCTGCGGAACTGTCCCAGATGAGAAATTTTCAGCACCGTGAACGTGCCGGAGAACAGATTGCGGTTGCGGGGGGCAAGCATTGTGGTGCTGCCATCCCCGGCAATCCGGCCGAAACCTTCCAGCCCCTCCGGCAGTATGACCTGATCCAGCACCTTGATGTCGCCCCTCATGGGGCAGGTGAAGCTGATCCCTGAAACCCCCTCCCAGCAGGGCTGGCCGATCAGGTCTATGTAACGGATCTGAATGGGCTTCTTAGGGTTGTTGCTGCCCTCCAGATCGCTCAGTACGAAGGACCGGGAGCGGATGGAAATGGCGATGTCTCGCCCGGAGGCCTGTAGCCATGCCCGGCGCATCCCGACACAAAGCTCCTTGACCGTGCTGTACGAGCCATGAACCTCCTGCGAAGCGGGTATCTGTCCCCGCAGGCGGGAGACGAACTCGTAATTGGGGGCGACATTCCGCAGGGCATTCTGGGTGGCGGTTATCAGGTCCGCCCCACGCTGGCAGTGGAACTGTAGATGATTGGTCCGCACAAGATCGCCGTGATCGTCCCGGCCAAACAGGGCTTCCTGATGGCCGGGTAAAATCACATAGGGCATAGCGTACAGCGTCAGGCTGATGTCGGTCCCTTCCCAGTTGCCAACGGCAGAGGTGATTGTTCCCTCCAGTATCTGCCCGGCCTGTTCGGGGCGGCAGATGTGCAACCCCACCCCCATTCCTACCTCCAGCCGGATGAGACGCCCGATCAGATTGCTAGCCTTCTTCACGGTGGTCAGGTCCACGCCCTTGATCGTGATGGCGACCCCGCCACCGCCTGTCTCAAAGGTGGTCAGGCTGTTCTGCGTGATCTGAAACTGGATTTCCAGCGCACCGGGATCAAACCGGTCCGTGGGGAAGCCGGGGAGCCAGCCGGGACCGTTCGGGTCTCGCCGGACATAGGAGGCTATGAGGAATGGCGGGTGCGCCTGTTCTTGTCTGAGCTCGAAGGGGCGGCGATTAACCCGTTTTTTCTCTAGTTGTGAAAGATCAGTGATTGTCAGGCGATAGAAGCGCATGGACTGTCTCCGGGCATAAAAAAACCGCCCCGGAGGGCGGTGTGGGTTAGTTGTCGCTGAACGTGAAATCGAAGTGATATGTGTATGGTTTTCCGGTGGGGTCGGGGGCCGGGTCACCTTTCCAGCAGGTCGTATTCACAAAATCAGCTACATATTCCGCATATAGGTCGGCGTAGTGGTCACGTCGTCTTTTTCGTTTTCCCACGACAGTACAGTTGCGATTATGACGGTATCCATCCGGCCCCTCGTATATTTCGCAGCTCGCTTCTACATGCCCTTCCACGCTTGCCTCATATGCCTCGTCAGGCCAAGCAGGGCCGGTACTTTGCGCACAGTCCGGTCCCACCTGCTTCGGAGCTGCCTGCGGGAGTGGGGCCAGAGCGAAAGGGTCGAGCCTCGTCATGCCGGGGCCGAAGCCGTTATAGAACACGTCCAGAGACCGGCCTGGCGGGATGACCATGCAGCGGGCGTCCTGAATTGTTGAGCTGGTGCTTTCGGCGGCTTCCTCAAGGTCCTGAAGGTGCCTGCCCAGCCATGCCCGGCATTCGGAGAGGGTGCGGGCAGGGAGTTTCCGCTGTGAAGGGGCTTCAAGCGTGCCGGTGGGGTCTTCCGTGTTCCGTATGCGGTACAGGGCCTCGTTATAGTCCCGGCCCGGCGTACCGGGGGGCAGGATGTCGGCACTCTCGCCGGGCGCAGGCGGGATCAGGACAGAACGGGAATAGTTCGGGCCACCAGTGACAGGCGGATGCCAGATGAGCAGAACCAGAGCGAGCGTGCCTGCGACTGTACCAGCGGCCATGAGGGGAATCCTTACTGTGTCAGTTCAAATGCCTGATCGTCCTCACGATAGACCAGTTTGGACGAGGAGAGCCAGCCGATCAGGTTTATATCATATCCCCTCGGTGAACCAATCAAGGGGCGGAATAACAGGTCTTCGCCGTCAGTGTTCGTGATTTTCAGATACCAGCGTTTCCCCGCCATGTTCCACCATGTGGAAAGGTTCAGCACTTTCCCTTCCGCTACGGTGATCTGCGCCTTGAACGGCGGCGCACTGTTCTCGTCCGGCGTGAAGGGGATGATTGTGTCGGGCATGGTGGGGTTCCTTTCGTAGGTAATAAAAAACCCTCCCGGTGAGGGGAGGGTTAGTAGGCATTGCAGGTGGGTGGAGTAGGGTTACGCTTCCATGCCCGCCAGAGAGTCCCTGATGAGCTGGTTGAGGCTGACGCCACGGGCAGCGGCCATCTCGACAGCACGGGCATGTTCCTTCTCCGGCAGACGGACCTGAAACTTGCCAGAGTAATGCCGGACGGGGTCGATGCCTTTTTCCCTGCACATCTCCATGAAGACACGCAGGGACGTTTCCCCCTCTTTCTGAAGGTCTTTTACGCTTTCGGCATAGAAGTCAGCCCCGCCATTCAGCCCCATGAACTCGCCACGAAACAGGCCAGTATCCGGGTCAAACTCGATGACAGCCCGATGCCCGTTGATGGTCATGATGTTCTTCATGGCTTTACTCCGTTGCTTTCCAGCCATTTCCTTACCGAGGCCACAGCCCCCTTGTCTGTGGTGGGTTGAGGGTGAGGGCGATGAAACACTTTCACCTCATTGAACAGGAAAACACCGATACGTGAGCCTTCACGTTCCGACACTTCCCCGCCCAGCGCAATGAACAGGGCCTCTATGTCGGCCCATGAGATATTGCCCGACACAGGTCGTTTGAAGATCAGTGCCAAGGTTTTGCGGTGCCTCGCCTTCATGCTTTTCTGGTACCATATTATAGTATTGCTTTCAAGAAAAAGGGCACCTGCCAAGGTGCCCCAATCCCCGCAAAGGCGGGGAACACATCAATTCTTCAAACCTGATCGGGATAGGGTGCGGTTCATCCCCACGTGCGTGGGGAACACTCTTCCAGTCTAGTCCTGTTTCCTCCAACTGGGGAAGAAGGGGGGTATGCCCAGATTTGGACAGCCCCCCAGAATGGTCAGGTTGTCTCTTCCGCCGCCCGTCTGATCTCGGATACGAAATCGCTGTATTCTTCGTTCTAGTGATTGATGAGCAGGCGCACGAGGCCAGCCAGAGGAACGCCGGCGTTTTCTCTGTCGGGAATGCTGTCTTCCACGACAGAGAGGGCGGATATCAGATTATCCCAGTTCTGCTGCACGTAGCGGCAGGTGGAGAGCAGCCGCTCAAGACGCGCCTCTGGCGTGGAGGCTGTGAAGGCGTTGGTTTTGCTCATGCTACACCCCCTTCTTCTCAGAAGACGTGACGTTCTCATAGGTCGGGAAGGGGCCAAGGATCACCTTCAGCCGTGCTAGGCCTTTCTGCGTAATGACGGGCTGGGCCACGCCCTCTATCTCGCCTGAGTTATGATGAATCTGCACGTTCTTGACCGACAGATGCCCTGCCTTGATCTTGTCAGAGTAGGCGCATTTTCGGCCCGTGATCGGGCTGGCATACAGCCATTTCAGTTCCATGAGCCTCTGGATGAAGCGTCGTTCCGGCCATCCGCACTGCTTGGCACTATCCCGCAGGCTGTGCTCGCCAGACAGGTTGGCCAGCTCGTCAAAAGCGGCAGCCTTGGGCGCAGCGGCTTCCAGCTCTGCCTTCTGCCGGTCAACCGTGGCTTGCAGAACGGCCATTGCCCGCATGGCAAGCTGCTCCGGCGTTTCCTCCGGGGCAGCCACCATGTAGCCGCCCGTCCTGCGGATGGCGGGGAGGATTTCAGAGACCACTTTTTCCTCAAACTGTTCCGCTGCTGGCAGCTTGGAGCGCATGACCAGACGGTAAAGGTCACGTTCAGGAATGATGCTCATTCCACGGGGGGAAGAGCAGGGGATTCCTAAACGCCTTAATTCAGGGCCTTTGCAGATTTCTGCGGCTTTACAGTGTTCTGCGATAGCATTTCTGGGTTTCGCATAGCCGAGGGCTGTTGCTACTTCCCCAGCTACGAACCAAGCGTCTCCGTTGCGCTCAAAGGCCGTCACGGCGGTATCGCCAAACTCAAAGGCAACGATTGCGCTGGATTTTTTCGGGGTAGTTCTGATATCATCAGTCATCGACTGTTTTCCTTTCAGTTGTTGGAGGCATCGGGATTGCTTTGGTCGGCTCCCGATGCCTTTTTTGTTGCTGCCTCAATGTAACGCTCAACACAAAAACAGACTTCTGCGTTGAGTGTGCGCTTATTTTCCTCAGCGTCTTTTCTGATCCACGTCATTGCGTCAGGGTGGAGGCGCACCCGAATAACGGGCCAGTCTCTAACTTTCATATTGTCCCCCCATGGTCAAAATGTAACGCACTGTGCGCTACACTCTAATGTGTGTCATAGTGCGGCATTGTGGTCAAGCGCAAAAAGGCACATATTTGCGTCATGACTGGTGACGCCCATTTCCGCCTCAGAATCCCGCGCCCTTTAAAAGAGTGGGTTGAGGAAAGCGCAAAGCGCAACAATCGCTCTATAAATGCTGAGATTATTTCACGCTTGGCAGAGATGAAACAAAACGAGGAAGTTCAAGCAGATGCTAGGAGGGAGAGTAGGTACAGCGAAATATTAAGACTAGCCTCAAGAATCGATGTTATGTACGACATGATCTATGTAGAAGAAAGTACAAACAGAATTATGAGAGAGAAAAAAGATATTGGAGATGATGTTGTTGGTATCAATGAATTAATTTATTTTTCCAATAAGAGACTTGAATACTACGCAGAGAGGAGCAAATCTCTGCAAAAGAAATGGTTAGATATGTTGGGCTCTTACGACGATGAAGGCCGCCCCTAGGAGCTTCCCATGAAACGCTTCCTTATCATCACCGCCGCCGTGCTGGGGTTGGCTGGGAGGGCTTTAGCGATTTCTCCTTAGAACGTGTAATCAACGTGGTACGTGTAGACTCCTGGTTTAGCCGTGGCGTCGCCGGGCTGGGCGGAGCATGACCAATGCAGGAAATCCAAGGCTGAAGCAGAAAATGATTTTTTGTAGCCTTTCTCTGTGGTCACGCTGGTAATCCGGCAATTCTGGTGGTGCCAATAGCCGTCAGCCTGCTTGCTGGATGAACATTCTGCGACCGTCTGTGCTTCAATGCCGAGGTCCTCGGCGTCTTCTGGATATTCAGGTCTCATAGTTGCACACGCTGGCCCCTCCTGTTTCGGGGCTGCCGGAATATCCACCAGCCCGAACGGGTCCTGCGGTTTTCCGTCAAGGCCGTATCCGCCGGGGAAATAGGGGGATAGGTGCTTGCCCGGCGGGATGACCATGCAGCGGGCGTCCTGGATGACATGGCCTGCGCTTTCGGCGGCTTCTTCGTAGAAACGGTAATGAGTCCGCAGATAGGCCCGGCACTCAGCCAGCGTCTTTGCGGGCAGGGTAGCGAAGGCGGGACGGCCTGCCAGTGACCCGACCTCTCCTGAAACTTCGTTGCCGCCTTCCAGCCGGGCCTTGGCATCGTAGAAGTCGTGCATGGGCGTGGCGGGATCAAGAAACTCTGCACTTTCGCCGGGCTCTGGCGGGGTCAGGACGGAGCGGGAGTAGTTGGGCGGGCTTCCTGGCTGTGAGGCTGAACTCCATACCAGAAAGATGAGGGCCAGTGTGCCGGGAGTAGCCATGTTCGCTCCTAAACTGTCACTTCCAAAGTCCCGTTGTCCTCACGATAGATCAATTTGGAAGACGAAATCGAACTTATGAGGTTTATATCATAGTTCTGCGGGGAGCCAATCAAGGGCCGGAACAGCTTGTCTTCCCCTCGTGGTTCGGTGACCTTCAGATACCACCGCTGGCCTGCCATGTTCCACCAAGTGGAGATGTTGAGCTGCCCTTCCGCCACGGTGATCTGCGCCTTGAATGGCGGCGCACTGTTCTCGTCCGGTGTGAAGGGGATGGTCATGTCGGGCATGGTGGGGTTCCTTTCGTAGGTAATAAAAAACCCTCCCGGTGGGGGGAGGGTTGAAGCCCCGCTAGGGCGGGGAACACGTTTTGCCGTTTTCTGTCCGGGAGGGATCAGTCTTTTTTCGGAAAGAGTCCTGTCAGGACAATGCCGACCAGTCCGAGGACGCTGACGGCGGTCGTTCCAATCAGGGCAAGCAGGATGCTGTCCGGAAGTTTTAGCGTACAGGAGGAGGAGCCGTCTGCTAGAAGAAAGAGAAGGCATATGACGGAGTAAAATACGAAATACCTGTACGCACGCTGGGCATATTTTTGCCGCATGGAGCGGGTGAGGCAGCGGTCGGCTTCTTCGTTCTCTCGATATGATTTCTTCCGCGCAAGTTTCTCGGCGCGCTTACGCTCTTTGTGCTGTCTGTCCTGACGTTGCTTTTCGAGCTCTTCCTCTGCTTCTTCCGTCTTGCGGGATGTGCGCTCGTCAGGGTGTCCGCTATGCTGCGTGTCGGGAATGGAGCGGAGACGGAGCCAGAAATCAGAATCGCTCTCGGGTTCCCGTCCGTTCCGTTCCTCTCGTGTCATGACTGATCCGCACGGTTCGGAAGTAGAGCGCGGTAATGTTCTTCTATCTCGTTGTTCCGAAGGGCAGATCTGTCACCGCGGCGACGTGCTAGACTCCATGGCGTGCCGTCCTGATGTGTTAAATCGGAGAGCTGCCAAGCGGTCAAACCGCGGTATTTCTCCCAGATGGCATTGAGAAAAGCAACGTCCCTCCACGTCAGATCGGCCGTCACGGGCTCTCCCCGTTCCTGCGCACCGATGATTCTGTCGTTCTCATGAATGACATCCGTCACGGCTCCTGATCCATAAAGCGACAGGGAGTCATACAGGCTGGGATAGACAGGACCGTACTTCCACGCCTGCGCTGCCTCGTTAGTAATCAGTGGACGGCCAAACAGGGCGAGACTCCACCCGTGAGCGATATACGGAAGCTTCTGGAGCTGCATATTGGTGAGGGCCATTCCATCTCGTCTGGCCCGCCTAATAAATTCATTCGCGATTGCGCGTGCATCGTGGGGCATCACAATCCTCCTGAATGTGTAAGATATCCTCGCGGTCAGATTTATACCAAATTGGCGAATGTGCAATGCGTTGTGCCACAATTATGTAATGCTTTGAGCCATAATTATGTAATGCATTGTGCCATAATTTATGTCTGGAAAGGGATATCATATCCCTTATGCACCTAAATAACCCCCAGCCCGGTGAGCGGTCCTTCCAGCAGGTTTCCGCTGCCGGTGCTGCCCCAGCCGCCCAGGCCGGGCATCCCGCCGGAGAGCTTCTTCATCAGCGTGCCCTGCTTCTGGACGGCCTCATCGGCCTGTGTCAGGGGCCGTGTGAAATCGAGCTGGAACTGGCTGCTAGGCTGTGTCTCCGGGCTGGGGGAGGTGTCCACCATGCGGCTCAGAAGCATGTTGGTGTAGATCTGGCCCGGCGTGATGACAACGAACTCCCCGCCCATCGTGACGTGTTTGTTCAGCACGGCGGAGAGGGCCTGTAGCGTGGCCAGCTTCGTCACCATGGCACCGGGGCCGTTGGGCGGGCAGCGCATCTGCATGGAGACGGCCAGAGGCCTGTTCACCACCGCATTGGCCGCCAGTGTCTGGTTGGCAAAGGGGTAGGTCGCCACGTCATTGTCCACCAGAGTCGAGCCGCTGAGCTGGTTCCATGTGCACCACATGTTGTCCAGATCAGGCAGGTTCAGCCTGCCGGAGAGGCCCCCGGCGATCAGCCCGTTCACGGTGGCGACGGCCTCGGTATAGAGCAGGATGGGCACGGTGCCGCCCAGCTTCTCGGCCACGCCGCCCGTCAGCAGGATGGGAGATATTTCGTAGCCCAGCTTGAGGACCGTCCGGCCCACGCTGTTGAGGATGCCGCCGATGCTCATAGGACTGCTCCCTGTCGTGCCGCCACGGACAGGTCCTGCCCGCTGTAATTCTCGATGCGGATGATGGTGCTGTTCTGGAGGTTGTTCATGACCCGGGGGATGTAGTCACGGGTTTCCTTTTTCAGGCCGTCCCGCCATCTGTCTCCCCGCTGGCGGATGTCTGCGTCCAGATTGCCCGGCCCCCAGTTATAGGCGGCCAACGCTTTTTCCGTGTCGTGGTATCGGTCCAGAAGCTGGCGCAGGTACTTCCGGCCGATCTGCCATGACTGCCGGGGGTCGAACGGGTTCGTTCCGCCCAGGCTGTGGAATGTCTTCGGCATGGTCTGGAGCAGGCCCTGCGCTCCCGCCGGGCTGACAGCGTTTGGATCTCCGTGGCTCTCCGCCATCGCCACGGCCCCGGTGAGGCGGTCGAGGTCCGCATCGGAGGTGATGGAAGGGGCCGTGGCCCGGCGGATGGATCCGGGGTTGTGGTGCGCCATGTCGAACGTGTCATTCGTCCCCAGCTCGTGCGGGATGAGGCCTGCGATGATGGCCCCGGCAGGGCCAGCCATGCGTAACAGGGGGCTGGCCACGCTTCTTCCCAGCAACGCCCCGCCGAGCTTCGGCAGGGCTTTCAGCCCGACGCCCTTGAGAAGGGACGGACCCAGAGCGGCGGCGATGCCCCCGACCAGTGCGCCGTTCCCGCCGGTCAGGCTGTCCAGATTACCGGCAGCCTTTGCGGCGGAGAGGGCGAGGTCGTCCAGATGCTCCTGCGCCTTCTCGGCCCCCTGCGTCATGCCCGCCACCACGGGGGCGAGGGTGTTCAGCTTCGTGGCCGTCCATTCATCATGACGTCGGCCGACATTGAGGGAGGCTTCCTGATGGCGGCGCAGGACGTCATCAGAGACCTGATTGCGCCGGGCGTTCTTCTCCACCGTGCCGGGGATGGTGTTGACCTCATCCGCACTGGTCCGGCCCAGAAGATCAGCCGTCTCGACCAGATCGCCCAGCTGCATCCCCTCGAAGACCTGCCGTTCTGCCGGTCCCTGATGGGCGTTGCGGAACTGGCGCAGGGCCGGGACGAGGGAGGCGAGGATCTTTGACGGGTCATTGCTGGAGGTATCCACCCCGATGGCCTGCAATCTGGCTGCCTCGGCTCCGTCCCGTGTGGCTTCCACGGCGTGCTGGAGCAGGGCACCATTAGGGTCATACGGTTCCAGATTGCGCTGCCATGCCGTGTAGTGCCCGGCATCCATGCCTGCCATCCTGGCCTGCGTGCGCAGGTCCGTGCCCTGCTGGGCGAGGCTGGCGGCGGCATTGAGGGCCTTGACCAGCCCGGCGGCAGCGGCTCCGGCGATGCCCAGCCTGCCAATGGGGCTTTTGGCGAACTTCATCGCTGCATTGATGTTCTCTCTCTGGTGCCGTCCGGCTTCAAGGGTCAGGCGGATGCGGTCCCGCAGGCGGGTGTTCTGCCGGTTCTCGGCATCTTCGCCCCGGTTTTCTTCAAAGGTGGCGTCCCGGCTGGCCTTGGCAATGGCCTTGCGGGTCCTGAGTTCTTCCTTCAGGGCCCTGTTCTGGCCGGAGCCGCTATCCACCTCATCCAGAGCTTTCTGGAGTTCCGCACCGGATTCCTTTAGCAGGTCCCGATATTCCCGCACGGAGGCCAGATAGGTCTGGAAGGCACTGTCATTGACCTGAATGTCTATGATGCTGGTCTGGCTAGCCATGTCGGTTCATCCATGCCCGGTACTGGGCGGCGTTCTCAAAGGGACTGTCCTCGCCCATCAGCTGCCGGAAGGCGGGGCCGGTCAGCCAGTCGAGGACGGTGGCGATGATACCCCCTCCGTCCCGCCAGTAGGTGCGCCCCTCTGCGAGGTCGCAGCGGAAGCGGCGTACTCCGTAGCGTTCAATGAGGAAGCGGCCACAGTGCGCAGCGAGAGCATCAGGCGAAAGACGATCTGCCGTCTCGCTCGTGGCAGGAGGCGGGAGCCGAGCGTAAAAAAAACGAGGATGTTCTCCAGCTCGTCCCGTTCATCCTCATTGATCCAGCCTCGTTGCAGGGCTGTGCCCAGCGGGACGGGGCCGAAGCCGTCATCACCCATCGGGCCGATGTAGGAGGCGTTGCGCCGCAGCTCGGCCAGAAAGGCCCGGTGCTTCTCCTGTTCCTCCGGGCCGCTCTGGCGGGCGATGTCGGCGAGCGCATGGGCGGCCACGGCCCCCCCGGCGGTGATGCCGAGGTCTTCGGCCTCCAGGCGGCTCCATGTCCGGGCCAGCAGGGACCAGCAGGACGAGAAGGCTTCTCTGGAGAGGGGCGGGCAGAGGACAGTGCCTTTCCCATCCCCCACGGGCACGACGAGGTTCAGGGCCTCGTTGATGCTGACCTCGTTCATGCGGCCTCCCACAGGTCGCCATTGACGACCTCATACCCGGCCAGCGTGACATTCCAGCGGACCTGCGTGCCGTTCAGGGCCTCTTCCGGGCGGGACATGATGTAGCAGTTGCGGATGGTCCGGCGGGGCATGGCGGAGCTGTCGCTGATGATGCTGATCTCACCCAGGGCCGTGTTCTTCAGTATCTGGTTGTAATAGGCCGTGGCGAGGCTCTGGCTGCGCACCAGATTGATGACGATGTTGATGTTCTGCTTGGCTGCCTGAGATCCAACCCGGCCCGTCATCGTGTCCAGCAGGTCCGTGACATTCCCTTCCGGCTGGATCTCTATGCCCTCCGGTGTCAGGAAATCAGACGTGACGTTCAGTGCGCTGTTGGAGGGGATGATGATGGAGCCACGCAGGCGGTTGAGCATCCCCTGCGGGGTATTGGGGCTGATGGACATGGGTTAAACCCCCGTGCTGGTGGTGTCTGTGGTGGCAGCGACGCTCTGCCCGCTGAAATCCACGGCAAGGTTGAAGGTGAGGGAGATGAAGCCCCGTGGCGTGGTGATGGTGGCTGCGATGCCGCTGTAGTCGCCTGCCGTGTAGGATGCCGGGTTCTGCGTGACATACTGGGCGAATGGCGTGGCGGTGATGCTGTAGCCGGTCACGCAGCCTGCGGCTTCGCCACCGCCCAGTGTCTGCTCGGCCCGTGCCGTGATGCGGTCGATGCCGTTCTGGTCATAGACGAGGGGACGGATGCCCGGTTGGCTGTCCTCGATGAGCAGGTTGGCCAGCTGAAGTTCCAGATTGATGGCAGCCCAGTCTGCCCCATACCATTCTGACATGGGGTCGCCATTGATGAAGTTGCCCCAGAACAGGATGGTGCCATCCACGCCGCCCTCCCGGGACGTGCCGGGGAAGCTGATGTTTGAGGCCTTCATGCTGGCGAAGGCGGGGCCGTTCCCGGCCTCGGCCCATGCCGTTATGCCCGTCAGGAAGCGGAAGTTCATCGGGGCCAGACGGTTGACCGGGCCGGGTCGGGCGGAGAGGAACTGAGCACAGACGGCGGCAGCCAGATGCTCGCCGGTCTGGCTGGCTCCGGCGGCCTCCGCACCATAGAAGACGGCCTTGGAGGGGCTGGCTGTCAGGCTGACGGCATCATCCTTTCCACCGCAGAGGAAGAAGTAGATACGGGCATTGTTGCCGCCCTGGTTGCCCAGAAAGGCAGGCAGCCTGTCGTCCATCTTCTGGGAGCCACGGGGGAGGACATAGCTGTAGAAGGTGAGCGGGTTGCTGGCGATGAAGCTGCCCAGCCCGTCCGCAATGGCCTTCGTGCCACCCAGCTCCAGCACCCAGACACCGGATGAGGAGTTTGCGAACCATGAGGCCACCATGGCCTGAAGTTCCTGCGTGGCACTGGAGGGCGTGGCCGCCGGGCTGCCAGCCTGTGCCGTGCTGGAGGCTTCGGCATTACCGGATGCAGCGGTGGTCTGGGCCGGGGGCAGGAGGGCCGTCAGGTCGGCAGCCTCGGAGAGGAAGGATAGCGTCCCGGTGGCGGTGTTCGTGCCGCCCAGCGAGACGAGAACCCCTTTCTGCTGGAGCAGGCTGGGGGCTGCGCCTCGGACGACGTTTTCATTGATGGTGACAATCTGGGGCATCAGGAAGACCTCGTGAGGGTAGGTGTGACATGGCGGATGAGTTGCAGGGCCGTGTCCCGCAGGGCGGTCTGGCTGTACATCACGTCCAGCTCGATGGTCTTGCTCATGGCCAGTGCGTTGATCTCGGCACTCGCCTGCTTCTCATCCCTGATATGCGGGCTGTTGATGATGCCCAGCCGGTCATCATTCAGCAGTGCCCAGTGCAGGATGCGGCTGAGCAGGTTTTCCGCCTGCTGGTGGGGAAGGCCGTAGAGACGCAGCCGGACCCGCTCGGTCATCAGCCGGTGCGTGGTGGCGGTCTGCGGGTCCAGCGTGCCCATGCTGACGGCTCTGCCGCCATCCGGCGCATTATGGACGGCCATGTAGGGCGGGGGCTGGTTGTCCGGTACGGCGAAAGAGGGGAAGACGGGCACGCCCGGCGGCCACGGGCACCAGTCCAGGGCGACTGACTCCAGCGTGGGGAGGGCCAGAAAGAGGGCAAGGCTGGAACTCGTGACCGGCTCCATCTGCTGGAGCATGGCCGCACTGTCGATGAACTGGCTCTGAAAGGCCGGTGTGACGGTACTGCCCAGATAATGGAACAGCCCCGCCTGATTATACCGGCTGGAGCGGGAGCTGATGGCAAAGCGTACTCCCTCGAAATCGCCGATCCAGACCGTGTCCAGGGCGAGATCATGGAAAGGATGGACCTCCGTCTTGGTGGTCAGCACGATGCTGCTCTGGTCGTAGGCTTGGTCCTCTGTCAGCTCATTGCCAGTGGTGACGTGGATGGCTCCCTGTACGTCCTGCGTTTCCCCTGTAGAGACCCAGAACACGAACCCGTCCACCGGCAGCACGGTGCGCTGATACCGGGTGAAGCGGACGGTCTGGCCGTAGGAGATGTCGCCGAGACCCGCCGCCAGAGCATTGGCCAGCGGCGTCCCGGTCGTGCGGGTGATTTCGTCCAGGGAAGGCATGGGGGATGATCCTTACTCAGCCCAGCCCCTGATGCTGCCCAGCAGGATGCCGGTATCTACAAAGGAGGGGCGGCGGTCACCAACGGGGTGGGCACGCTCGCCTCTGGGCAGCTTCTTCTGGGCCTTGAGGAAAGCGGCTTTCTGGCCCGGTGAAATGTTGTTCAGGCCTGACTTGAAGCGGTGATTGATGCCCATGAGAGCGGCCTGTGTCGGTACTTTGCCCGGTCCGAGGTCCAGACGTTCGATCTGGCCGGTAGCGATGGCCTGCTGGAGGCGGTGCGCCAGATCGGCCGCCACACGTTCCAGAGGCAGGGCCACGCCCTCATCGCTGACAAGGGCGGAGGCAGCGGCCCCGGCCATCGCCTCGGCAATCTGCTCGTTGATCCACTCCGCATTGGCCGCCACGAAGCCGGAGAAGATGCCGTATTCCTGCTCCAGTATCTCGGCCAGCTTGGACGTGGTGAGGGGATCACCCTTGCCGTCGCCATGTACCTGCTCGATCACGCCCAGATGGATTTTGTGGATTTTCATGCCCATCCCCAGACGCTTCCGTACTGCTGCATGATGGAGAGATAGAACTGCCCGTAGGGGTTCTTCATGGCGTCCAGATCAGCCAGTGAGAGGTTCTTCAGGCTGTCGGGAATCATCCAGCTCTGGGAGGTGCCGTTGTCGCTGCTGGACTGGATGAGGCCCGGCGTGGTGCTGTTCATGCCCAGCTGTTCCCGTACCTTGGCCCAGTAGCCCGGTGGCGTGCTGCTGGTCGTGTCCTGGGCGAACTTGAGAAGGTAGGAGGCCGCCAGATTGTACACGCAGTCCGTATACAGGGAGCCATCAATCAGCCGCAGGTCACGGATGACGAGATCATTGGCCAGACGGAAGACCATGCCCAGCACGCCATCAGGAGGGACGGCCCCGCCGGGCACCTGCATGATGTCCCGCACGAAGGCCTGGAATCCCTCCAGTGTTGGTGTGCTGTCATCCGGCATGGTCACTCTCCGTCAGCGTGATACGTTTCCTTGGAGAAGGAAGAGGGGGCCGTGTCACTGTCGGACCGGGTGGAGATCTCCACATCAAGGGAGCGTGTCCTGTTGCGGCGGCCCTTTGTCTTGGCGATGGTCTGCCCGGCGATCTGCTCGGCAGAGGCCCGGCGGTTGCGGGCACCTTCCGCCTTCAGCTTCTCATGGTTGTCCTGCACGCCATCGGCCAGGGCCTGAAAATCTACGGGGCGATCTTCGGAATAGACCAGTCCCCGGTAGGTCGGGTTCCGCAGGGCGTCCCGGATGGTGCAGAAGCCGAAGGCCCGATGCTGGTGGATGATGTCCCGCACATCTTCAGGGTCCAGATCATCAATGACGATCTGCGCCCCGGGCCGGATTGTGGAACGGCTGGGGTTGTCTACCCGGTCGCCGGGCCTGCGGAAGGTGAAAATGTGCGTCTGGTTGGTTGGGTTGCCGACAAAGAGCTTCATGGATGATCCTCAATGATGGAGAGGGGAGAGGCCATGCCCCTCCGCCTCGTCATGGCTCTTACGAGCCTGTCTTGGCTGCCGTGCCGCTGCTGGCCGTGCTGGCGGTCTGTGTTGCCTGCGCTGCCTGGGCGGTGTTCAGGGAGAACTCGTTGCCGTCCGCCACCGGGATGGAGAGGATGGCCGTGGCCTCACCACGCAGGGACCAGCCGGAGGTGACCGTCATGAAGCTCACCGTGTCCGTTCCCTCGGCCCCGATGGGGCCGGAGATCTCGGCGGGCACCTCACGGTCCACGAACAGGGCATTGCAGGCCCGCTCATCAGGCTGGAACTCGTCGCCAAACACGTTGGTGTCAAACTGTCCCTGTGCGCCCATGTCGGGCAGCTCCGGGATGGTCAGGATGACTGCATCCGTACCACCCTCGCCACGGCCCCGCAGCGTGTCGTCCGGCGCAAACTGCACATCCACGTTGGAGGCCTTCATCACGTCGATGATGGACTGGATGATAGACGCTGAACCGGCACCGGGACGCTGGTAGGATGTCAGCTCCACGATGCGGGAGGCCAGAAGGCCCAGCACACGCTGCGGGGCAAGGAAGACGACCCGTACCGGCGGTCCGCCTGCATTGTACTGGGCGGAGATGCCCAGCAGGTTGCAGGCGTTCAGGCGGCCCGTGATGGCCCGCAGGAAGGACTGGAGAGCCTGTCCGGGATCATAGTCATCCAGCGTGGTCTTACCGTTGCTGTCGGCCTGTAACCGCTCCCGCACGGTGCCGGAGGCACTGTTGATGAGACCCTCGCCATTCTGTGGATTGAAGCCGAACAGGGCGGCGTCACGCAGGAGCTGGAAATGGGCCTGACGCATGGCCATGGTGTAGGCACTGGCCAGGGAGATGTTCCAGCTGGAAGCGGCGTTGAGGTCTTCACGGGAATAGGCGACACGCACCTTCTGCTCGTAAGCCGGGGTGGTGATGTAGTCCGCCTTGATGCTGACGCTGGGCAGCTCGTTGTAGCCTGTCTGGCTACCCTTTGCGAGGGTGCGGAGGTCCAGCACCGGGACATAGACGGCCTTTGCGCCTTCGGTCAGCTTTACATCCGGTCCGTCACCGGGAAAGAGCCGCATGAAGCCGGAGCGGACGGCATTATTGAGCAGGAAGCGGGGAGAGGTGAATGACGGATTGACCGTCATCCGGGCAGGAGCAATCAGTGCCATGGGCGTATCCTTTCAGAGCGTCAGAGCTGGATGAGGACGAGAACGGAACTGGCCTTCGGGTCGTCCGAGCGCAGCCAGTTGAGGGTGCCTTCCGTCTGGTCGTAGTTCACCAGCAGGCCCCCGGTTTCATAGACCTCCAGCAGGCGCACCGGGATGGTGGAGCCGCCGCTGCCTGCCACCAGACGCTGGTTCTGGAAGTCCCAGCCGAAGGATCCGTTGGTCAGCTGCCCGACCTGATTCAGCAGGGACGGGTCAGCCGGGACGGGCACCCGCACGTTGGAGCCGAAGCGGGCGAAGCCGATGGAATTGCCGGGGAAGGCCTGCGGGGCACGGCTGGAGGGCGTGATGACCATATGGTTGGCATGGTCGTACAGTGCAAAGCCGGTGATGTCCGTAGTGGAAGTAGCCCGCTTGAGGGCGGACCCCATGCGGCCATTGTTGGGGGATGTGCCGCTGTTGACGCTGGCCCCCATGCCCGGGATGCGCCCGATACGCTCGGAGACGGCGACGCCGCCCCACATGGGCAGGGTTTCTTCCTGATCGACATAGCCGATGGAGAGGCGGTAGCGGGCTGCCGGGTCGGCCACCATGAGGCCCTGAATGGCCCCGGTCGTGGAGCTGTTGAACAGGCCGGAAGCCTGTGTCGTGGCGTAGGGGGAGAAAGAAGGCGTGTTTGCCATGAGGGAAATTCCTTATCAGGCCATGAAGCTGCCGAAGGCGCCACGGAAGCCGCCCCGGTAATCAGTGCGGGTGTGGCCGGTCTCGCTGCGCTGGCGCACGGCGGTGAGGGGCTGCTTGCTGTCGTACTTCACTGGGCGTTGGGCGGCTGCCTGGGCGTCCTTGTGGATCTGTCGTGCCGCTACGGCGAAGACCTCTGGCGGCAGTTTGGAGAGGTCCGTGCCCTTCCAGTCCTCGGAGTGGGGCTGGAGGAGGGCGGCACAGCGGCGCTTGTAGCCGGTGGCCGTCTCGCCGGGGATGTAGCGGGGCGTCTTCAGGCCCAGCGGCTGGGCCACGGCATCCGTATGGGCTTCTGTCTCGCTGATCTCGTTGTGCTCCTCATCGGAAAGGGGGCGAGTGCTGGCCTTCAGTTCATCCAGCTCCTTCCGGCGTTCGGCATCCCGGCGGTCCATCTCGGCCAGACGCTCACGGGTTTCTCGCTCGGCATCCGTTTCGGCCTTCACATAGTCAGCCGGGTTGCCGCCGCAGTCTGCCACGCACTGGGCAATGGCCTTGTCATCGCAGCCATTGGCCCGCATGTTCTCGACCATCCGGGCCATCTGTTCGGGGGGCATCGTCATGTCCTTGCGTTCCACTGTCCCGGTGGCCGGGCCTTCCAGAGCATCCTTTCGGTCCTTTTCGGTCTGGGCTTCCACGGCTTTCTCAGCCTGACCCTTGCCGCCTTCCGTGCTGTCCTTGCGGTCACGGCGGTCCTTCAGGGCGTCATTGGCGATCTTTTCCAGAGCGTCAGCCAGTTTTTCCTTGTCCTCCGGAGCTTCAGAGCTGGTCTGCGGGAGCGGCTCGCCGGGGATGTGATTGGAGGGCATGTCACCTTCGCCATCATGCTTGGCGATGTCCTTGCCAATCTTCATGAGCTGCTGGGCGAGTTCCTTTTCATCCGGCCCCTTTTCTTCACCATCCGTGCGGGCGGTGGCTGCCCCTTCGATCAGCCCCTTGAGCTTGTCCAGCTGCTCCAGCAGTGAGGCAAACAGGGCAGAGCTTTCCTTGTTGCCCTTGTCTTCGGCGTCTTTGCGTCCATCCGTGCAACGCTGTGTCAGCGCATCGCAGGTGGAACGCATGGCAGCATTCAGATCAGCCATATGCGTGTCTCCATCTTGTCGTGAAAGTGAGGAATCAATCCCCGTGGGTGGCCCGTACTTGTCCCAGACACCAGCTGAGACGATGGCGAGGTGATCGGGGTGGAAGGGTGCCCCCTCCACCAGCAGGGTAGTGCCGTCTTGCCCTAAAGGACGGCTGACACTGTCCTTGCCCGTCAGCACGCCCGGCGAGGTGGACCACTGTTCATCTGTCAGGGCCTGTGCCACGGCCCGGTTCTGGATGCGGACGATGGCCCAGAGTGCATCCCCCTTGATGTAAGGCAGGACGACCTGGCCGACTGACCGCTCCCGGTAGAATTCATCCGTGATGACGGGTGTTTCTTCGGGGTGTTCCAGAACAACCGGCATCCCCTGGCAGGCCTGCATGACCTCGGGGGTGAGCCAGTCATCCCGGCTGCGATAGGCGTATTCCTGCCGGTCTCCACCCCTGTAGGCCCAGCCCGTCCCGCTGATGCGCATGGCAAAGAGCGTGACGTTCATGAACCGCTGGGGGCTGGCATAGATGCCGTCCGCCATCTTCTGGCAGATGCCGCCCATGTTCATGGTGAAACGGTCCAGCACGTCCGCCGTGCCGGGGAACAGGGGCGATGGCAGCCTGTTGCCTGCGAACCAGCCCCAGCCCGTATGTTCCTCATTCAGGCGGGGCGTGAACTCCTCATCCAGCTGCACGGCATAGGCCAAGAAATCGCCCGGACCGTCTCTGCGGGGCATCTGGACGGACCAGAGCGTCCTGCCCTCTGGAGCGGAACCGACCTCCTCCATCGCCTCACGGGCAGCGGTTTCCGGCGGGGTTTCGCCGTCCTCGCTCTTGCCCGCCACGATGCCCCATGTGCCATCAGCCCGCCTGAGCAGCAGCACACGCCCGGCGGCGGCATAGACAATACCGGCGGCAGTAACGGAGGGCATGGCGGCGTCTTTCTGTTTGTGATCCGTGCTGCGGAAATGCTCCGGCGGCAGGAGAGGGATGGCGGCTAGCTCATAATCGTCTTGACGGGAGACGTCCTTGCGGCCCATATTCAGTGGCGAAGCAGGTGAATTATCGCCTTGCCGGTCCCCATCCGGTCCTTGTGGGGGCACGGTCTGTACAACCTCATGCCCATGACCGGAACGGGCATCAGGAGGATGAGATGGTTTCTCCGTCCACTGCGAGTCCTCCGCCTGCTTCTTCAGTTTCTTTACATCCCGCCATTTCCCACGATAGGCCGTTGTTACCGAGTAATGGTCACCCTTCTCGTGCAGCCGTAGCGGTGTAAGGGGTGTTCTGGCATTTGAGCTTTCCTTCTCCGGCTTCTGTGCCAGAATACGGGAGCCTCGCCGCTGATCTTCCACATCAATGTCATGGTGGTTGACTATATGCCCGGCGAAGTCCACGGCGTCACGGAAGCCTTTGTCCCGCAGTTCCTGTCCATGACGAAACTCGATGTGCCGTCTACCAAACCCTGATCCGGCAGGGTGAGTAGTATCCTGCATTCCTTCCCGCAGTACGACAGGGACACGAGTGTTTCTGTCATGAGGATGGTGGATCTCCCCCAGCACGATAGGGCGGGACATTCCCGGCTGGTTACGGGTATCGTAACCTCCCTTGCCGATGTTCCATGTCTTGTCTCCATAAGCTGGCGGGTTGGCATCTTCCTTTTCCAGTCGGTCTAGCAGCTTGCCGTGCCGTTTCTGCAGTTCCTTGCGCCGGGCACCGCCTTCGCTGACCCACCGCCCGTATTCATCCCGTGGGCGGTCGTCACTGGAAGGCATGGTGATCTCCTTCTTGTCCTGTCAGATTGTGGGGTGAGGCATAAAAAAAGCCATCCGCTCTGGATGGCTCGAAACACAACATATTGTGGTTAATTGTTTAAAAATGCACAAAATGTTACAAGAATACTGACATAAAAAAAGAGCGGGATTCGGCCCCCGCTCTTTTGAACCACCAAGTGTCTGAGCCACCGGTGGGATGCCTTTTTGTAGCACGTGCGCTATGCGCAGTACAAAGGTTTTTGTCAAGGTGGCTCTCCCATGATGAAGGGAAGCTTCTTGATATGTCAGTGTTACTCGTTACATACGATTTGAAGGATGATAAGGCAGACTATACTGACCTTATCAAGGCCTTAAAAAGGTATAATCGTCACCATCACGCTCAGAAATCAGTGTGGTTTTTGGATACCTTGAAGACGCCTTTTGAGGTTCGTGATTATTTGCAGTCTTACATAAAGTCTAATGATGATTTGTTTGTTGTAAGACTTCATAAGCATTGGGCGGCTTCACGCGCAAATCATTCTACAAGGTGGTTGAAGAATCCCGATAGACGCTGGGATTGACGGTCTCCATCCGGCTTTTCCCGATCGGGTACATGCCGATGCTGGCGGGGATGTGCAGCCACCGGGCGATGGTGTGCAGAAGCTTTCCCCGCCATGTCCAGCGCAGGGCGTTTTCACGGTCAAACTGCGTTTCAGTGTCTGTCATGGTGCAACCTTCCTTTCTGTGCCCAATGCTTTGCGGGCCTTTTCTGTCAGCATGTTGTCGGGCAGCTGGTCGAGGTGGTAGAGGTAGCGGCCCCGGCAGGAGCAGAAGGGCAGCTCTCCAAAGCTGTCCATGTCCTCGTAAATCCCGGCCCCTTTGGTGATGAGGCCCTGCCTGTAGGCCCAGCCATCCCGCAGGACGTAGATTTTTCCGTCACGGGCCAGATGTTCCTTGCGGTGGTGGTAGTTTGGCCGCCCGGCGTTGGCATCCCAGACCACGGCGATGGCTTTGTTGTCCGAGGCCACAAGGTAATTGATGTTCGAGTTGAGCTTGGCCGTCTGGTCGACGATGACACGCCGCTTCTCGAAAGGCTGCGCCCGTACGGGCCTGGCGATGTCCGCCCTGATCTCCCGTACTTTCTCCGGTGTCACCCGCCCGGGGTTCTGCGCTGTGGCCCAGCCGGAGAAGCGTTGCAAGGTGCGTTCAATCGCCTGTGTGCGGTTCAGGGTGATGAGGTCGGCGGCGGCCTGTATCCGGCGGGAGAGTTCCCGCTGGAGGGTAGGTGACAGCTTCCTGACGGTATAGGCAGGGACGCCCTGCCGCCGGGCCAGAACACCCCCTGTGACCTGCTGTGAGTACGCCTTGCGGAGGGTGCGGCGGATCTCATCTTCCAGAAGGTGAGGCGAGCCTGTGGCGGTTTCCGCTGCCCGACGCAGGGCACGCACCCACTTCTGCACCCGTGTCTTGCTGTCATACCCATGCGTCCGCAGGTCGGCCACAGCTTCCACCAGAACCTGCTGGAAGGAGGGAGAACGGGGCGGCATGGGGGAGACTCCGGGTAATAAAAAACCCTCTCGGTGAGGGGAGGGTTTGCAGTTACAGGTACGGTTTTTCATCTGCCGGTTGCATGCCGTTTGTTGCTATCATAATATGATAGCATGAAAGCCAGCCAGAAACGCCTTCTTCAAGCCATTTTCGCCACCCCAACCAGCGCAACGCTGGTCTGGACGGATATTGAAGCTCTGCTGGTCAGTCTTGGCTGCGAAGTGGAAGAAGGTAAAGGGTCGGCCATTAAGATTTTCCACGGGGAGCACTATCTGTTTCTGCATAGGCCGCATCCCCAGAAGGAAGCTAAACGATACCAGGTGCGGGAAGTGAAGGCGTTCCTCAAGGACATGGGAGTATCACCATGAGCACAATGAATTACCGCGGGTATCATGCCCGTATCACCTTTGAGGCAGATGACGGCGTGTTTGTGGGGCGTCTCGCAGGCATCCGTGACCGTATCCTGTTCGAAGGGGAAAGCGTTGACGAACTGAAGCAGGCTTTCAGGGACGCTGTGGACGATTACCTTGAGACATGCGCAGCCCGGGGCAAGGAACCCCAGAAGCCCTATAGTGGCCGCATGATGCTCCGTATTGACCCGGAGAGACATGCGAAAGCCGCTCTGGCCGCTGAACTCGCTGGCCTCAGCCTGACAAAATGGGTTGAGCGTGCCATCGATCATGAGGCAGACGTAGCGTAGAAAAGGGCACCCGCTAAGGTGCCCCAATCCCCGCTAAGGCGGGGAACATTCTTCCAGTCTAGTCCTGTTTTCCGTTCATTGTGGAGGGATAGAGACAGGATCGCCGGGCGGTACGGCTCTCACTGAATCCGTATCTATATCCAGCTCTCCGACGAACAGACTGTCGCCGGTGTTGTTGATGTTCGTCTGGACGAACTCCAGCAGGCTGGCCATGCCGTCGGGGCTGTTCTGGACCATGGGATAGAGCAGGCGGGCCGTGTCCAGAATGATGCGATATTTCTTCTCCGTGGTCTCGAAGGCTTCCACATCCTCAGTCTCGGAGGGCCAGCGGGCCGTGAATGAATCCCGCCACTCCCGGAAGATGGTCTCGTCCGATTTCTCGGCATATTCCTCCGGGTGCTTCTCCCGCATGGCCCGGATGAAGCCGGGGTTCCACGCCCGGCGCATCGTCACCGTGTCGCAGAATCCGTAGGCGGAGCGGAGCCACCGGCGGCGGCCTGCGATGTACCGGGCAATCTGCTTGGCATCCTCCGTGCCTTCACCAAATCCCTGCGCCAGTGTCTGGCTCTTGAGTATCTGGGCGGGCATGGTGGCAGCGGCGGCGATGTCCTCGATGATGGACTGCCGGACACCGGAGAGGGAGCCATCCACGTTCATCAGGTTCAGGGATGAGATGTCCTCATCCTTGTCAATCGTGATGACATTCTCGTTGCCGCTGATGCGCAGCCTTTCGGCCTTGAGGGTGGAGAAGACCTGCATCATCCGGTTGGCGGTGCTGCTGGCCTGCCTGACCTTGGCGATCAGCACTCCTGCCTTGTGCGCCACCTGATTGTTGGCGACCTGTGTCTCCAGATAGGAGCGCAGGGGATAGATGCACCGGCGGAAGCTGGACCGGCCCGAGTAGCCGTAGGTGGACCCTTCATAGTCCAGATATTCCGGCCCTTCATTCTGGAGGACCACAAACCGGCCCTTGCAGTAGGTACGCCCGCCCACCGTGACTGCAGGCGGCGGCTTGAGGAAGTCCGGGCTGTTGGGGTTCTGCTCCATCACCAGCGACCCGGCAGCGTTGAGCGGGTCCACGACGTTGAAGTAGATGTCGAGTTGGTGCAGCCTCTCCAGAGGCAGGGTCTGGTCGGTCGGGACGGGTTCGCCCGTTGCCGGGTCCACCGCTCCGAAGATCAGGACAGCCAGCCCATAGACCCGGGCCTTGGTGCCAAGCTGGGCGATGACCTCATCGCAGCCATTATACTCCCAGTGACGCAGGAACTCTCTGGCCGGTTCATCATCCGGGGCCTCATCCACACGGATCTCTCTGGCCTCACCCAGGGCCATGTCCACCGGCATACCGGCAATCTTCGCCCCTAGCGGATGAGAAGTGTAGATCAGCTTGCACAGCTCATAGCCGGGGGCATGGCCGGGGAGGATGTCCTCGCCCATCATGGCCTTCCACAGGGCATTACGGCCATAGTCGCCATCGCTTGCCATCGGTCATACTCCCATGTTGTCGCCCAGCCCCACGGCAATGCCGTAACAGAAGCAGTCCAGCAGGTCGTCCGCCCGGCGCAGGGCGTCCTTGTCATTCAGCCGGAAGCCGAACACCTGAGACAGGAAGTGGTTTTTGCTCTGCCCCCGGAAGATGCTGGTCCTGTTGAAGGCAGGCTCCGCAATCCTGATGAGGCCCTGCTGCACGGGCGTGGAGACATCCAGTGCCCGCTGGTCCTTGCCCATGCTGGTCAGTTTGCTGTCGATGGCATGGACGTTCATGCCACGCCGCTGAAGCTGGGGAATGATGACCGCTCCGGCGGCCTTGTCCTCGATATGCAGCCCGATGCTGCCATGCCGGGCACCGGTGGCCCGGGCCAGCTCTTCCAGCCGGGCCATGACGGTCGGTGTCCAGTCTTCCAGCAGGGCACCTTCCACCTCGACCAGCTCCCAGTCCAGCACCAGCAGCGGGCTGGCCCGGTTGAACCTGTCCAGGGCGAAATAGGCCACGCCCGTGCCGTCATTGCCCTGTCCGCCCTTCAGTGTCGTGTCCATGACGGCATAGACACAGTCGCAGGCGGCAGGCAGGGGCAGGGGGGCGTCATCCAGCAGCGCATGGGAGAGGCTGAAGAAGGCCTGCCCGTAACGGCGATAGTCGCCTTCCCAGATGTGCTTGTAGTTCCCCGGGTCATGGTTCAGGCAGCGCAATCGTTCCTCATTCAGGACAGCCGGAAACCATGGATTGTCCGACCAGTTGACCTGCCTGATGAAGGCGTTGTCGGCCTCCAGAAGCGTGTCACGCAGCACTTCAATTGGTGCACCTTCTTCCAGCGGGTTCCATGTAAACCAGACTTCGGAGCCGGGTTTGCGGATGGTGGGCAGAAGGAGATCAATTGAGTCCTGGCTGATGGTCTGTCCTTCTTCCACCCAGGCGATGTCCACGCCTTCGGTGGATTTGATCGATTGGCTGTTCCGGGCCAATCCCTTGAACAGGAACTCGCTGCCATTATGGGCACGGATGGTCGTTTCCAGTACCGTGAAATAGCGGCTCAGCCCCAGATCGTTGATCTGTTCGGCCAGTAGCTTCATCACGCTGTCAGCGATGCTGTTCTGGAACTCACGGCAGCAGAGGATGCGCAGCTTCTGTGTGGCAGCCAGACAGACCAGAACCCGGGCGACTGTCCATGATTTTCCTGAGCCACGGCCACCATGATACATCCGGTAGCGGTAGGGATGGGCGAAATTGCCGAAGACCTCAGGTATCTTTACAGGCGTCCGTGTCGTCACTCTTGCTGCCTCCCGGGACGGTCTCCATCACCAACACGGGGCCTTGCAGGGGCGTGCCACCGGGGCCGGAAATCTCCTGCGTGGCGGTGGCCTTGCCGTATCCACGGTCCAGCAGCTCCTTTGCGGCGGCAATGCGGGCCGTGTCGCTGTCTGCGGACATGAGCAGTTGAGCGAGTGCCTGGATGGCCGCCGGGCCATGCTCACGAGCCAGCTCCCTGATTTCGGCAGTGACTTTGTTGGGGGTGCCTTTCTTTCGGCCGGAGCCGGGTGTTTTGCCACGCTTGGTGGCGGTACCTTTCTTTGAGGGGGGTTTTGAGGTATCACTTGTCACTGGACAGTCTTTCTCTAATCCTACCTATTTTAGGGAATGCGCCCTGATGGTTTCTGCACTGTCGGCTTCCAGTACGGCGGGTATGATCCCGCAGGCGGCACAGCGGCCTTGTGGCATGATGATATGGCCCCTGTTCGTGCAGTTGTGACGTGACCGCCAGAGATGGAAGAAGGCCCAGCGGAAGATGGCCCTAACCATATCGGTGATGCGGTATGGCTGGCCCACCGGGGCGTTGGCGGCTGGCATCCTCATCCTGCCGAATTGCCAGCTCACGGGTCACAGCCTTATCAATGCGCTGGAGGAGAACATCGGGAGTCGTGGCCCGCATGGGGTAAAGGCAGTGAACGTTCACGACGCCCGGCACGCAGCGGATCACGTCACCCAGACGCAACCCCATCTGGATCGTGCCGAACCATGAGGGATGGATGTCGGCCCGATGGCGGGGCAGAGGCCCCTTCACGATACGCACCAGCACGACCCGGCTGCCCTGTCGCCGCACCACAATGCCTAGACCGGAGCGGGTGGACACAATACACCCCCGCTCAATCCGGGTTGCGGACTGAGGGCAGGGGCGGCGCATGGCGTGTCCTGAATTGTTCTGACTGGCTGTTTTCTGCCAATAAAAAAGCCGTGCATCCCATTGGGGTACACGGCTAACGATCATGCCAATTTTATACATTTATCCGGCAGTGGCTGTCAAGCCGTGCCGGGGGCGGTTGAGCATTTTTTCTCCCCGGGCAATCAGTTTCCTCATGCTGGGCTGGGCCAGTCCAAACTCTCTGCAGAGTACGGGGAGAGAAGGGCATGCCCTGTAGCAGCGGGCCGCATGTATGGCCTGCCCGGCGTTTGCTTTACGCTGTCTGGACCAGAAATCATGTAGGGACAGCAGAGCAGCCTCGCAGGCTTCTGTTGCTTTCTGCCGCTGTTGTCTCTCTTGTAGTTCCGGCCAGTGTGACCGCCCGATGCTTGAGAATGACCAGCCATGAGCGAGCATCTGGACCAGCAGCATATGTGCCTCCTGCCCGGCGTGACGGCAGAACGCTCTTATGGGTAGCCACTTCTGCCCCCGCAGGGCGTTGAAAGTGAAGACATTCCCGGGGATCGCCGGGCTGCCGCTGTTCTTCATCTCGTCGCAATATCCGTTTACGGCCAGTTCCCAGTCCGCAATCCATCGGTGTGCCTCTGCAATAACCTCATCTCCCACCCGGGGCCGCAGTGCCTCCAGGGTGTTGGAACGCCGCCGCCGCCTGCCATGAGTTTCCCAGTCCGGCTTGTTCATTCGCTCTCTTGTCGGTCCTGCCATTGTGCTGCCTGTCCTACTGTATTATAAAAAAACCCTGTTCCTGACAGAAGAGAACAGCACCCAGCCGCCCGGTTTCCTCGCCGGGAGGCTTTTTCTTTCAGTGTCTCAGTCCAGATCACACGGCTGGTCATGCGAAGGTCCTCCCGTAACTGTCCCGCCGCTCCATTTCGTCCAGAGACGCATAGGCAGTGGGGGCCTGCTGCCGGAGCAGTGTCAGGGCGGAATGTCGGGCTTCGTCCGGGTTTGTACCTCTCTCATCGCCCAGCGAGCGGAACCCATCCGCAGCGGATTCACGGAACCTGTCCAGCCAGAGCCTCTCATCCAGCGGGATCGAGCCATCGCCATGGGGTCGGGAATGGCTTATTTTTTCGTGTTCCCAACGCCGCCTTTGCGCTGCCAGCACTGGCTCGACATGCTGCTCCAGAGCCCTGCACAGCTCAGCGGCGCAAGGGAAGAACTTGAACTGGCGGCGGCAGAACCGGATTGAATCCGACGTCCATGCGGCGTCCGGCAGATCGGCTTCCGCCATCACCTCGACCAGCTCGGCCCAGAACACAGCACGGCCCCGCTCATCCATCTCCCTGAACTCCACCGGGTGGGTGAGGTAGGAGGACAGCTTGGTCAGCCAGGACCCGATCTGACGGTTTCTCCGCTGCTGCTGGGCTCGGGCGACATCAGGGGAAAATTCAACAATTTCAGACATTTTCAGCTCCGGTAGCGGCGCATCAACGCCTTGTCTTCTGGGCTCAGTTCAGGGATTTCCACGTCCGTGAAGCCATCTGCAAACCCTGCAAACGGGTCACGTGGCGGACGGCTTCGCTGCGGACGGGCAGGGAACGGCACGACATTCGCCTGATTTTTCATCGGAAACACACCCTGCCACCCGTTGACCGTGGACCGGTCGAGCACCTCGCCGGGGTCGTCCCCCTGATCCCGCAGAGAGGCCAGCTTCTTCACGATCAGCTGCGCCGCCCGGTCGGTGAACGGCTTTTTCGATTTCCGGCGCATCTCCACGAACCCATCCCATGCCTCGATCGGCATCCAGTCGGGGAGGACGACCTTGGGCGTCGCCGCCTTCGGTTTCGAGGCAGTCGATTTCTTCGGCTGGGGGGTAGGGGGGATAGTATGATGGAACGAGGTTCCGTGTTTCTGGAACGGCGTACCGGTTTGACGGAACGAGGTTCCGTTTTCTCGGAAATGTCTGTCATGGCTAGACGAATGTCATTCAGCCGCATCCAGTCTTCCTTCACGAGAAAACCGGCGCTCATCATCGCCCTTTTTGCGTTGCGAATGGCCTTATCGCTGAGGCCTGTGACCTCCTCCAGATAGCTCATGGAGGGGAAGGCCAGACCATCGCTATCAGCGCAGTCAGCCAGCACCAGAAGCACCAGTTTTTGCGTAGGACTGACACGCTGTTTCTTCGCCCAGTTGATGGCTTCGATGCTCATACGATGCCCTTCATCTTCACGCCATTCTCTGTCAGGAACGCCACAACGTCCTCCAGAGAGCGGCACACGCTCACAGCCCCGCCGCACTGGCGGATGCGCTTATGCAGGGCTGCCTGCGCTTCATTGAGGCGGCCTGACTTCGTTTTGATCTCCACGCAGAGCAGCCGCCCTTCGTGCAGGAAATGAAGGTCAGGCACGCCGGGGATACAGCCCCGGATTTTGCGGCGTTTGCCCTCACGTTCCCCATTGCCCCGGTTCTCGACAGACCATGACAGGCACGTTTCAGGGAGCAGGTGCTGTAGCTGCCTCCAGATAGAGGCGTGGAGAATATCCTCGCAATGCCTCACCGGAACCTCCCTTTCTCATCACGCTTCCGGCGTGCGAGGGCGTCATCACGCTGGGCACGCAGGCGGCAGTTCTGTGCCAGTAGAGCGTTGCGGTCCTCTGCCTGTATGCGGATAAGGCGTCTGTCTGCAGATAGGCGCAGCTCCAGCTTTTTTATCCGCCTTTTCAGGGTTGAGTTTTCAACCTTGAGTGCGACATCGCCCCGCCTGAAAATATCCAGAATACTCACAGCCCCAGCGCCCTCCTGTACGTCTCCACGAGGGTTTCCTGCTCCTCCACCTCAGCCGGTTCCTGCTTGCGCAGCTTGATGATCTGCTTGATGGCCTTCACATCGAACCCGGCGGACTTGGCTTCCGTGAACACGTCCCGGATGTCCGCCCCCAGGGCCTTGCGCTCATCTTCCAGACGCTCCACACGCTCGATGATGGAGCGGAGGCGGTCAGCGGCGATCCCGCCCACGTTGTTGGTTGTTTCGTTGTTCATTTTTCTTCCTTCAGGACGTTAGCGAGGTCTGCAATCGTCTCGATGCCGAGAGCTTTGGAGAGAGCGCCCATCAGCTCTACCTGTGACGCCAGAGGGATAGTCTCGTAACGGGCGAGGGCTAGCTTCAGCAGCTGCTTGGTTGGGTGAACGATTACGGGCATCAGAACGGAATCTCATCATCGAGTGGCTGGCTGCTGCTGCCATACCCGTACCCAGCTGCATCGCTCATGGAGTTGCCGCTCTGGTAACGCTGGGTGCTGTTGGATTGTGTGGGCTGCTGACGGTCACGATTGGCGGATGCCAGAAGCTCGATTTCGCCTTGGAAGCCTGAGATGACCACTTCGATCGAGTGCCGTTTGTTGCCATCCCGATCGGTCCATTCCCTGTTGGCTAGAGGCCCTTCCACACGGATGAGGTCGCCCTTGCGGCAGTAACGGTCAACGACTTCTACCGTTGCCCCCCATACGACCACGGGAGCCCAGAACGATGATTTTTTTTCGTTCCCATCCTTGTCTTTCCAGTCTCTGGAACAGCAGACCCTCATATTGGCGACCTTTGTTCCATTCTGGGTTGTGCGGATCTCTGGGTCGGCACCAAGGCGGCCAGTGCCGCACCAAAAGTTTTTGTTGCGAGCCATTACCGAGCCTCTTTCTGTGTTGTGGCGTATGAAGCACCACGAGCAATGCTGCCGATTGTTGAGTAGGAAATGTCCATTTTTTCTGCGATCAGAGAGCGTGGGACCCCGGCATTTAAACGGCGCACCACTTCCTGAACCTGCCATGCGGTCAGGTGTTTCCTGTTGCCGCCAGCCGTTCTTCCTTTTGATTTGCAGTCGGCCATATTCTCGCTTCGTGTCCCCACGAATAGATGTTCTGGATTGACGCACCAGCGGTTGTCACATGCGTGGCAAACATCCATCCCGGCTGGGATATCGCCGCAAAAGAGGGAGTATGACCGTCTATGTGCGGTGATGTTCTTCCCTTTCACATTGAGGTTCCCGTAGCCGTTGCCTTTGCCACCACCCTTCCATGCCCAGCATTTCGTGTGGTCGAACCCGTGAGTTTCCACGTTGCGCAGAAAAATGATTATTGGGTTGCGCACTGATATTTTGTGCTTTTGGGCGTAGTCGGACGCCTTTTGGTTTCTGCTCAT